AGTTAAAGAGTACCTAATTGCAAAACATCAACTTGGAATGTAAAAACAGTTCATGAAAGTTATGGTTTATATAAATAATTATAACTTTCATGAACTATAATGTACAAAATTTATTTAATTACTAATCTTATAAATTCAAAAAAATATATTGGTATAACAAAGTATTCTCTTGAAGAAAGATTCTCACAGCATATTAAAAGAGGATTTTTATTAACTGAAGCAATTAAAAAGTATGGAAAAGAAAAATTTTCTATTGAATTGATTGAAGAGGTTGAAAGTGCTGAAAGAGTGTATGAACTTGAAATATTTTATATTAAAAAGTATGATACTAAAGCACCTAATGGATATAATTTAACTGATGGTGGAGATGGAATTTTTGGATGGCAACCTTCTGATGAATACCGACAAGAATGTTCCGAAAGAGTAAAAGAACTTCATAAAAATAAAAAAGTTGGTATGTATGGTAGAAAACATAATGAAGAAACTAAAAGAAAAATGAGTGAAGCATCTAAAGGAAATAAAAATTGTTTAGGAAGAGTTCTTTCAGAAGAAACAAAACTTAAAATTTCATCATCACATAAAGGTAAAGTTTTGAGTGAATCTACAAAAAATAAAATAAGTGAAAACCATTATGATATTTCTGGAGAAAAAAATCCTATGTATGGAAAAAAACATTCTCCCGAAACAATTGAAAAGATTAGACAAAAAGCATTACAAAGGAAAAACGAATGACATTTATTCATCATAATTACCTAGGTGATCTTGAACTAAATTGCAAAACAACAGAAAGCATCCGTCTCTATAACCTACCAAGTGGAGCATGGGTGCCTTCTATCACATCTATAACCTCTTTCTACAATCGACAGATCTTTGTTGAATGGAGAAAGAGGATTGGTGAAGAAAAAGCAAATGCAATTACAAGAAAAGCAACTGCAAGAGGAACTGACTTTCACCAAGTTTGTCAAGACTACTTGGAAAATAAAGAACTTGTTTGGGATGATTATCAACCCATGACAAAGTTTATGTACATTCATGCTAAACCTTATCTTGATAAAATAAATAATATTCATGCCATTGAAAGGACTCTCTATTCTGAATATCTGGGACTTGCTGGACGAGTTGATTGTATCGCAGAATATGAAGGAGAGTTGGCAGTTATTGACTTCAAGACTTCAGAAAAAATCAAACCAGAAAAATGGATTGAGAATTACTTCGTTCAGGAGACATTCTACGCCGCTGCATATTACGAACTTACTGGTCAGGTTGTTAAAAAACTCATTACCCTAATGGTTACTCCTGGTGGGGAAGTGAAAGTATTTGACAAAAGGAACAAAGGGGATTATATTAAACTACTAGTTCGTTATATCAAAGAATTTGTACATCACAATACTAGGTCAGATGGAGAATGAATTAGAGAAAGCATTAGAGAATAAGTTTTTTTGTCCATCACGTTTTGCTCAAGAGATTGAAAATCTTGTTCAGGTAAACGTTGAGATGAATTATATTGATGCGATTATCTATTTCTGTGAACAAAACAACATTGATTTGGAATCAGTTCCAAAACTTATCTCAAAACCTTTGAAAGAAAAGATTAAGTATGAGGCAATGGAACTGAACTTTCTAAAGAAAACTTCCCGTGCTAAATTAATTTTTTAATGATGCCGTTCGATGCGTACCGTGAATACCTTGCTCTGAAAAATCATTTTACAAAAGATAGTTACGATTATTTTAAGTATAATAAAAAAGTAAGAGCAACAGTTCAGTCCTTTTATAAACGTAAGGACAGAATGTGGTTTGAAAAAATTTCTAGACAAAAATCAGATAAAGAAGTAATTGATTTTTTCGTTGCTAACTTTGCCTCTTGTCCTGATCCAGAAACACTTTGGATTGGTGAAATGATCAAAGAAGGTGAAGAAAGATATCAGAACTGGCAGAAGAAAATTCAGTCTCTTTCTTATGTCTTTAAAGAAGAAAGTCAATCTTTATTTGATGAAAATAAATTTGAGGATGTCTTTAAGTGTTCAACTGGACATCCTATTTTACTTAAAAAGTTTTTAAGTGGTAAAATATCACTAGAAACAATGGTTCTCTTTGACAAGATTTTTGCATACTCAAATAACTTCGATAAGAAATTACAAGACCCGGTGTGGCAAACCGTCAGTCGTCGAATTAAAAAATATAATCCATTTCTAAATATTGATGTATTCAGTTTTCGTAAAATCTTGAAAAAAATTATTCTGGAGGATCAATGAGTTTCTTCAATTCCGAAGTTGTCCGTGCAGAGATGACTAAAATTGCAGAACTTCAAGAACAAATTTATGGGAACATTTTTAAGTTTTCTACAATGTCCAAACAAGAAAAACTTAATCATGTTAAACTTCTTGAAACTCTTCTAGATAAACAAAAAGTTCTTTATACGAGAATGAGTTTATCTGATGATCCTGAAGCAAAAGAAATGAAAGAACGTATTGTTAGTTCTGCAATTATGATGGGTATGCCCCCTGGTACTGACATGAATATTATTCTTAATAATATGTCACACATGCTTGAGTCCATGAAGCAGCAGATTGACAAAACAAGTTCTGACCTGTAGAATACGAGGGTCCAATGGACTTGGTGGTTTCTTCTAGAAAACCTTATAGACATGGGCTTGACATCCCTTTCTATCCCAAGTAGAATAAAGTTGTCTCAAATGCCAAATCCAATTAACAAAAAGGTAATCTAATGTCATTCGAAAATCTTAAAAAACAATCTACTCTTGGTTCTCTCACTTCCAAACTGGTAAAGGAAGTCGAGAAGATGAGTACAACTTCTGGTGGTGCTGATGAGCGTCTCTGGAAACCTGAAATGGATAAAACTGGTAACGGTTTCGCAGTTATCCGTTTCCTCCCTGCCCCTGATGGTGAAGAACTTCCCTGGGCAAAGATGTATTCCCACGCTTTTCAAGGTCCTGGTGGTTGGTACATTGAAAACTCTTTGACCACTATTGGACAAAAAGATCCTCTTGGTGAACATAATCGCGAATTGTGGAACAGTGGTATTGAATCCAATAAAGAAACTGTTCGTAAGCAAAAGCGTAAACTGTCTTATTATAGTAATATCTACGTTGTAAAAGATCCTGTAAATCCTCAGAACGAAGGTAAAGTCTTTCTCTTCAAGTATGGCAAAAAGATCTTTGATAAGATCATGGAAGCAATGCAACCTGAGTTTGAAGATGAGACTCCCATTAATCCTTTTGACTTCTGGCAAGGTGCTAATTTCAAACTCAAAATCGTAAAGAAAGATGGGTATTGGAACTACGACAAATCTGAATTTGGTTCTGCTGAACCACTATTGGATGATGACGATGCTCTGGAAGCCATCTGGAAGAAAGAGTATTCTCTGACTGCAATCACTGCTCCAGACCAGTTCAAGTCCTATGAAGATCTTGAACGTCGTATGAATATGGTTCTGGGTCTTAAGAATTCTTCTCCTGCTCGTTCTCGTGCAGTGGTTGAACAAGAAGATGACCTCGAAGAGTTTACACAAACTCCCACAGTTCAAGATCGTGTAGTTGAAGAACTGGAACAGTCTTATGCTCGTTCTAAGTCTCCTTCACTTCCTACAATCAGTTCTGTTGATGATGACGAAGATGATGCTCTCTCTTACTTCCAGCGTCTTGCTGAAGATTGATTAAGAGTAGAGTCTAATATTATCTCCTTTCTTCAAGGTGGCGCTCTCATACTGAGCACCACCTTTTTTGTATTTCATCAACTCTTCCATATCATTAAAGACTACATTCAAATATCTTGCCTTAAGAACGAAGATATTCCTTTTATCATCTTCAATCTTTTGTTCATATTGATAGTTTGTGATTGGTACTGTAAAGTTTCTTACAGTAACTTTTCTTTCTAGTCCATCATCATAGTAACTTGTAGAAAAGTTTGAAGGAACTCTTAATCCTGCAGGAATAATGGTAATTCCATTTGAGTTTACAACTGATGTAGTTTCGTAATGATGAACTGCATTTACATTTTGATATGAACCATATTTTTCTAATAAGAAATTGTCAAAACCAGATTGTGGTAATGGCCATTCTGTTTGAATATTTACTATATTGTTAGAGAGCAAAATAACCCAATCTAAGGTTTCGTCATCATAAATCTTATATGCAACATTATCTGGTCTCTCATCACCAATAATTTTATACTTAGTGAAGAAACTTAAGTTGCCAAAAAGATCTTCTCTTAACTTTCCTCTTTTGAAGAGATTCTTGACAGTCTGGTAGTCAGAGATGCTTTGTGAATCTGGAGTTCTATTAACGTATTGAAACTCTGGAACTTGGCGGAAGTAACTTGTCATATTAGTAACCTATAGGGTGTCCATCTTCATAATCAGTATTATAGATTGGAGTAAGTTCACTAAATCTTAGAGATAGTTGATATGATGTCATTGTTTTATTTTCGTCATTAAAAGTCATATAAGTTCCATCTGGAGTATAATCAACATCACAACCAATAAGGGCACATTCTTTTATTTTATTTAATGACTGATGGAGACCAATTCCAGTCAGATAACTGATATTAAAAATACAAGGAGCTTTCAAAAATACTTCTGACTCTGCCTTTCTAACTGCCATTGCGGTTTTAAAAAATTTTATTATTTGCTTTACTATCACTGATTCTGATTCACTTCTTGGAGATAATCTAAAAGTAAAATTAAATGGCCTTAATGTTGGTCCATTGAAAAGAAGTTCTAGATTTGGATTTAAAATTGTACCACTAGTTCTTGATAATAAATTTTGTGCTCCGACTGCCTCTTGTGCAAAATAAAGCGAAATTGCTTTTCCATATCCTGCTTTATCAAGACCTTCTTTAAATGCCACCGCAGATTGCCTTAAAGCTTCTGCCGCAGCACCCGTTATTCCAGAAGGAGCCTCAATCATTGACATTGATTTTGATGCTGCATATGCCTGAATTGGGTTTAATGTAGAACCTCCCCATTCAACTCCATTACTATCTGTAATGGATGGTTGTACTGGAAGAACAACTGTTCCAAGTATATTTGAGTACTTATTTTCTCCTAAAGAAAAATCTGCTCCAGCGGTTAACTCATTTATATCTTTTCTTCCTACTAATTTTTTCACAGCAAAAATTATATTATCTTGAGAATCGTTCATATTCTCCGGATATCTCAAATTTACCTTTAAGTTTGCATCAGACTTCGCTGATGCTTTTTCGGGTATGCTTACTGACAGTGACTGTGGTTCTAAATTTACCTTTTCTTCTTCTCTCTGAGAATCTTGAGATGGGTCTTGTGCTGGAGGAGGAGTTCCTGATGGTGTAGCAGTGTTTGGAAATATTAATTGCCTTGCCTGTTGCTCTGGAACTCCAGATTTTTGTACTGTTTTGATTCCTTGATTTTTAACTGCTTTTTGACCATCGGCACTGGAAAAATATTCAATTTCCTCTGGATTTGTTGTTGTGCTTGGTTGAAAAGTATTATCTAGCGGAATGAATCCAACTGTTCTATCTCCAGATGTTCCAGTAATATTTCCTTGTGCCTGTTTTGTTTTTACTGTTATTCTTCCTTTGTTTACTCCATCAGTGTCAACTAAAAGGTAGTAAGTAGTACCTTGAAGTTTTCCGCCAGGTTTAAATAAGTTTTTATCCCTACTTCCAGCAGTTGCCATCAGGAATCCTCCTCAACTATAGAAGGATTAGTTATCTCAATTTTTTGTAGAGTATGAGACATTTATAGATGTTTTTTATTTATTTAGTTCTGAATTTTGCATATGGAAGAGAACGAAGATAATCAATCTCATTCTTTTTAATCTCTAATAGTTTACTATTAACTTCAAACCAAGTATAATTTCTCACTGTTCCCCAATGAAAATTAAGTCCAGTAAATCCCCATTTTTCTATTGAAAGTGTTGCGATTAATGGAAACTCATCATATCTTAAACCTTTTGTTTTTGCTGAGTATATAAAGGTATAATATTTTCCAACGTCAGGAACAAAGTCTCCTTCACGAAAGACTTCCATGATAGTCATCATAATATCATCTGGTTTTGTATACTTATATTCTTTTAGTTTTAATTTAAGTAAACTTACTCTCTTAGAACTTGATCCAACGTATTGACCGAATCCTTGTGCCATTATTTTATGCCGAGATTGTCTTCTGTTATAATCTTGAATTCAATCATACGATCATCACACCATTCTTTAATAGATCTCCATTTTGATTGATTAACTGCATAAGTATTTACTTCATTAATATAGGTTTTATTTTTCTTTTTTCCTTGAACTGGAGGAACTGTTTGTTTTTTTGGTTTTATTTCTATCACATATTTTTGGGTTTTTCCATTATTTTCAAGAACTTCAATAATAAAATCAGGAAAGTATCTACATACTTTTTGTTTTACTGGATTATAATATGGAATACAAAATTCTTCTGATCCATACTTTAACACATTAGGTGTGCGATCACACCACTGCATAAATTTTAGTTCCCAACTACTTCTATACACTATATTTTCGGAGTTTCCAATATATTTTTCTGGATTTTTTGGATGAAAATATCCCTGATGATACTTAGAGTCACGAGGCATTTTTCCAACCCTTGTGAGATTTTCTTTTTCCAGATAAGACCTGACCTAGATGTGTGGGATTTAAATTCAATTTTTTGCATATGTGGGATATACAATCAAATTCAATTATTTCACCTTCTTTTGAAATTATTTTTCCTCCCTTTTGGAATTGTGGATATTCGCATCCTTTATTAAGTGCTGGTTTTCCTTTTCTTTTTTTAGAAGATGTTTCTATTGCTTTACTCATATCCCTTCCCTTTGCAATTTCACTCATTTTCTTTTTTGTTTCTTCGGAGTGTTTTTGTCCTTTCATTCCTGGAAAATGAACTCTAGTTATTATACATTCATAAGTTTCTGATACAATGGTTGCTCCATCAACATTGAATGTTTCGCACAATTTAGTTGTATCCCAAATATACGAATGTATTTTTATTTTTTTCATATACATAATATATCAATAAGAGTATTTATAGATAGATGGCATCTCCTAGTTCATCTAATAAGTCGCCTAGATTCAATCCAACTTCTGAACTTGTGTCAAAGATAATGCGCCCAGCATTAACTTCTCATTATAATGTTTATTTAAATACTGCCGAACTTTTAAGTGAAAATGAAAAAAGTAAGGAAGGTATAAGAAACTTTTTTGATAGTAGACAAGCAAATATTGAAGAAGAAATTTTGGCTCTTTCTTGTTCTGAAGCGTCTTTACCTGGATCTTCATTGGCTACACATGAAATCAATAATGACTTTACTGGCGTAACAGAAAGGCACGTATATAGAAGACAATATGATGATAGAATAGATTTTACTTTTTATGTAGATCACGATCATAAAGTTATAAAGTTTTTTGAAACTTGGATGTCTTGGGCTGTTGGAGAAACCCAACTCACAGAGCAATCAAATTTAAATTATTCATATAGAGTTAGGTTTCCAAAAGGTTATAGATGCAATATTTTCGTTCAAAAGTTTGAAAAAGATTATACTAACTATTCTGAATATACTTTTATAGGAGCATATCCAATATCAATTGCTTCAATGCCTATTTCATATGACTCTTCTCAACTTCTAAAGTGTACTGTATCTTTTAGTTACATTAGATATTTTATGAATAATAAAAAAACTGCTAATTTAAATGAAGCTAAAGTAATAGGTGGAAGTGTTACTGGACCAAACGAATATGAATATCAACTTCAAGCAGTTCCGGGACAGTTTACTGTTCCTCCTGGGGGTGGAGGTGCAATAGATTTGTTAGGTGGATTGGGTGGAATAGGTATTAGGAATCTTACTAATGGAGAAAGATGACCGTTTTGCTTATGAATAAATAATCATACTGAAATTTCTATAGGTCATTATTATAAATATTAATGCCTGAACTGGTGGTTCTTTTCAGGAAAAAGAAGGGAGCAGAAA